CGCATCTGCCCATAAACAAGCTTACGAGAACCAGCGGGATCTCTTGTGGTCTGTGTAACACCTCTTAACTGTTCACCGAAAGAAGGCTTAGGTGCCAACGCACGAGAGACGAGGGACAGACCTGCGCCAATAGCGAAAGCAGTTATTCCAGCAGTAGTACCTAAAAAGCCGAAGAACGCGCCGAAGCCTGTTAACGCACCCGCAGCACCAGCAGCGCCAATAGCCGCACTTATTCCTCCAATTATCGTTACTGCCATGTCTTACCTCAGCACTATCGAATAAACGCGCTCTATGAACTCAAAGCCTAGCCTCTCAACAATGACATCAAAAGGCTGATGCGTTTTCGTATTTATGTTGATTCGGGTGACGCCTTCACGCGTCAAGCACTTCACCGCGTACTTAATTAATTTTACGCCAGTAAGGCCCTTCCTTGCGTCTTTGCGCAGAAAAATAACGTCGTTACTAGCGAACAAATGATCTTTGTAATGAAGGCTTGTGCTTACTAGTAACACAAAGTAACCGACAAGCTCACCGTCGTCATTACGTGCCGTGTAACAGCGCAGGGCATGCATAGCGTCATACTGCGCATAAGCATTCCAATCAGGGTTTAGCTTAATGACATCTTGGTCTAGAGCTATCTCCGCGTAGTGTTGCTCTAGTAGCGGCTTGATCTCGTCCTTGATGTTTGTGTACGACTCGTGAGCATATTTCATGGCAAGGCAGGTGGGTTCGCAGGGTCTGCTGGATTTCTGCCGCTACTACCAGTGCCCACGGCATTTCTACCCCAAATAATTTCTTTCTCCGCCATTTCTGCAACGAACTCTAATCCCTTATCATTAGGGTACTCTATCTTCTGATCTTCAGCCGTATAACGACGTACACGAGTCTTCTCAAACTCAATCAACCGATTCTCTGCTGTAACAGAAATAATCGCCGTTTCACCCGCATCATTGATCGTCATGGTATCCATGAAGCCACTGAATACGACGACAGGGTCATCAATAACGCTGTTGCTAGAATCCATAGCGCCAAGCAAGATCTTTAGCTCACGGCCCTGATAATCCTCATCACGCGCCTTAGTGATGATAGGGCTGGCAATGCCAGAAAGGCTGACACGAATACCGTTAGCTTGGACATCAGACGATTCTGATATGTCGCTCACTCCAAGCAAAGTACCCGCACCCACGTAATCAACGCTGTCGACTGTAAGGTCACCAATGCCCGACCATAGGTTTACGTTGCCACTAGGAAATGCAAGCTGACAGAGGAATATAGGTCTAACAAGATCGGCAGCAACTGCCGTTGACATTCCAGACTCAAGAGATCGAGCCATTAGATGGCCTCCACACAAGCAAAGGTAAAGCCATAAAGACCAGCGCGATTAATGTTCCAGTCGATCTCATTAGAGGTGAGGCGCCACGTACCTTTTGGCAAAGTAAAATCTAATGTAGTGGATGCTGATATGGCTGTACGCAAAGGAGGCATTATCTCAAGAGTAGATGCGTTTTCTGCTGTCAGAATATAAAGAGCACCACCAATCTCAAAATAGTCGCCCACCTCTACAGCAGAGCTTACGGTTCCTGTCACCGTAGTTGCTCCTTTAGTGCCAGATGTTATGTAACTCCCCGTCTCATTCGCTACGGTGTGCAAAGGGTTGCCCATAGTGAAGGTCCCGCCCTGACCACGCAATGCAGCAAAGAATGCTTCAACGGCTTTTGCATCGCTACGCTTCAATGGTGGGAGAGTTACTTCTGCCTCCCAGCAAACACCTTGGTGCTGATAAACCTGCTGATCGTATGTAAATGGCGATGAACTTATAGCCGTTGCAGAGCGCAACCGCATAGTCATTGAGGTAAAACCGATGTCAGGGAAAGCCGCCATTATGAACCTACCATTGCCTTACTGAAGCCGCCGCCTCTCATTCTAGCATCCGCCACGGCAGACTTCGCCGCATTGCTTATCTGTGGAAGAAGGTTTGCGATCTCTGCTCTTACAGTCTGTTGAACGCCTGTAGTGACATTGATGTTTTGCACGATAGTAACGCCTTGACCTTGTCCCTTAGTGTGATCGAGCACAGTTTCATTAGGGTGCAGTATTGCAGGGAAGCCACCCTTACCGTCTATTCCGCCAGACCTGGCGCCGTAGCCAGTAAAGCCGCCACCCTCGAATGTGCCCGCAAAATTACCAGTACCGCCGCCGCCAGAGGATGTCGTAGTGCCACCTCCAGGGAACATACTAGTAATGGCACCAAAGATCTGCTGAGTAATGTAGTACTGAATAAGCATCTTCGATAGATCTTCGACAATAGATCGAGCCATATCCTTGAATGCATCTCTGAAACTCTCAGCTCCAGCAATAGCGTCATAGAAGCTGTCGGTAAACGCCTGCATTGAGTTGTCTGCCAATCTATCAATTCGCTCTGCGAGCTCTAACGCCTGCTTATCATTATCACCAAGCGCCTCTTTGAATCTCTCTAAGCCAGAGATAGCGGTATCAATAAACAAGTCATGAGCATTCATTTTCCTACGCTCAACCTGCTCTCTAAACTCTGCCTCTTCTTGTGCGAGTCTCATACTGAGCATCGCCAACATGGTCTTATCGGCGCCCTCTTTCTTAAGCGCCTTGTCGATAAGCTCTCTGCGCCTAGTAAAGGATTCCGCTTGGGCTTCCTCTTCGGTTAATAAGGACTTTCTTAGACCTTCCAGATCTGCTGCAAAACGCACCTCAGCGCGCTTCTCTCTAGCAATCCTGTTTTTCTCGAGTGCATCAGTCTCTCTATCTAGAGCCTCTTGATGCTGTAGAAACGATGAAAACTCTCTATCTGCGGCGTCTTCAGATGCCTCTCTAGCCGCAGCACTCTCGCGTATACTTCTCGCTAGAGCAATTTGTGTTTCTATCTGCTCTTTTTCTTCGGCGTTTAAGCCTTCCATTGAATTTAACTGCTGCTCTAAACCAGCAATAAATTGATCTATATCTCCCTTACCAAAGATCTCATTTTGGAAAATAAGTTGATCTAAGAACTGTTTATGCTCTTTTCTAACGCTTGTTAGGCCGTCTTCGACTTCTATATAAGGATTTCTGCCTGCCTTCAGCAGAGTTAACTCAGTGCGCGTCTTTTTAAATTGTTGCCGCAGGTCCTCTTCCGTGCGAGCTAATATAACCTCTTCTTTTTGAAGCTCTTGCAGCTCCTCTGTTGCCTCACTTTTGGTTTTTTTACCAGCCTCAATTACAGTATTTAAATCTCTTTGACGATTATTATGGACAGCAATAATATCGTTAAGTTTTTGTTGCTCCGCCCTATTTTCTTTCAGCTTTTGAGTTGCCCCGCCAGTTGACTCAAGCAGATCGCTAAATCGTTTCGAGGCATCTTGCACAAGAAATAATCGCGTGGTTTCTGAAAGCTCCTGCATTTCACTTGCAAACTCTTTCGTTCGCTCTGTGAGATCCTTTAAAGCATCCTCTCCTTTCTTTGCATCTCTAGAAAATGCCACAGCTATCGCCGCACCAACGGCAAGCACAGCACCAATCATGGCCCCCTGCGGGCCGAATAGAGACGCAATCTGAGAACCCTGCTGACCGAATACGATCATTGCATTGGTTCCCATCTGGAGCTGTACAGCAATATCCTGAACCTGGTGACCAACTTGTCCCATGCCACCGCGCATAAAGCGGAACTGCTGATTCAACGCTTGGCTTTGCTTGCGCGTAGCCTGCATATTGTTTTGAACGCTTCGGAAAGCGCGTGTCGTGTCATCTCTCGCGGATAACCGCGCAACTGTTACGACTTCATTTGCCATCTGAGCTTTCCTTTATCTTTTGGTTCTTGATCTTAAGATACGTGAACCAATGACTAAATTCATCGACGGTCATGCTCAGAATTGTTGAGAGTGGTTGACCAAGGTGCTCTGCAAGCTGATACATCATGTAAAGCTCAGTTAGCTCTCCTTGGCCATCTATTAGTTTTTTTCGCGTTCCTCTTCGTTAGAGGCGCTAGACTCCAATACGAAGTTAGCGACACGCGATAAAACATCAGGATCCACATGGTTTCTAAGCTTGACCTTGTCCCCTACGTCGAAGACAGCTTCACCCTTCTCATCCGTCACGCCGTAGATGACCGCATACACCAAGTAGTTGGTAGTATCGTCATCTGATCGACGCATCCATCGAGCTTTATCATCCAGTGATAGATTTTTGGAATAGAGAGTTACACCCCACTCAGGAACGTATAACTCTCTAATCTCTCTATTACTGAAGTGCGAAACCGCAACGTCAATGAGTTTAGACATTACGCGGCAGTGCCTTCAGTCAATGCGCCAGTACCTTGGCCACTGAATGAGATCTCAACCAAGCCATCGAATGACGCGCTACGGCTTACAGATGTAATGATTACGTTTCCGTAATAGTACGTCTTACCCGTAGTCTGTCCTTCTGGGTAAAGGTTTACACGCACTTCAGCGCCCTCATCCATTGCCAACTGGCCATCAGTATTGCCCGAGTCGTAGTAGCAATTGACGCTCGCTGACCATGACTTCTGAGTAGCGGAGTGAGTCATGAACGTATCGCCCATAACGGTAGTGTTAACCGTCTCACTGCTGCTCTCTAAACTAAAATCTCGAACCTCTAAGACTTGGTCCGCCTCGTTGCCCAGATAAACTGCGCCTTCTTTCCCTAAAAATGTTGCCATCATCTTCTCCTAAGAGATTAATAAGTTAATTTTAACCTAGCCTATATTGTGGGGCTACCTTCAGTCGCAGAGTACTGAATCTCTACGGTCAACCTCCCAAGTATCATGGGTTGATCACCTTGATCTGATATATCAGCAGAGAACCCAACAACACGAGTGTCGAAGGCGTAACCACCACAGCTCAGATCTGTGTAGAGAGCGGCCTCCACTTCCGCGCAAATAGTATCTAGTGTGTCATCGTAGTTAGAAACGGCTTTCACGTATGCCTCTACGACGACATCTAGCTTCCTATGCAGCGTTCTTGGCGGACTTATGGACTGGTACTCGGTTTCTTCCGACATCGTATAGATAGCCAATCCAGGTAGCTTATTATCCGCCAGTGGATAAATTCTTGTTTGAAACACATTAGAGCCCGTCGTCGTTAATCCTGTAAGCGACGTAGTAATATTGTCTCTAATTGCATTACGTTTATGGGTCATTATTGCTTCTCTAGCAGTACTTCAGTGATGCCTGTCCCATCGGGCATGATCACCTTCACATTGTAAGTGACGCTGTCTATCACCGCTGTATCATCTTCAGCGAGCCCAGTTACATCGCTAGTCTTGCAAGTAAATCTTGGCTGAACAACGGAATAACTTACCGTGCCGCCAACATCTGCAAGCTCATGCGCAGAGTCAAAGATTGCTTTGATGGTCTTAGACCCCACAGCGGCGATGGTAAGTGCGACATCAACACCAAAATCTGCAAGCAGTATGGTGCGAAAATCATTCGTTTCAACCATTAGCTTTACTTAGCCTTAGCCTTCCGCGGAGCCCGCTTCTTTGGCTTATCTTCAGAACCTTCTACGCCTACAGCGCGATTGGTCGTTGTTGGCTCAGATGCTGGGGCAAGACGGCCAATACCCATGAGAGACTCTGCAAGCTTGTCATCAACTTCAACTGTATCGCCTACTTTATGGCGAGCACCTTTAATCACACAACTTTTCACTACTTCGTATTTCATAAATCCTCCTTAGAGAAACCCGCCCCGAAGGGCGGGATACTAGCCTTATGCTCCGTCGTTGCCGACTGCGAAGCTGACTGCGTGACGTACCGCCACATCCATTGACTGCAATGCAACAACACGGACAGTACCAGTTGTTGATGCAGTGTATGGATCCACGACGAGGTCGATGCCGCCGAAAAATCCAACGAGTAAATCCGAAAAATTACCCATATAGAGATTTCCAGCAGTGCACTGGTTGGAAACAATCGAACGATATCCGTTGATAGTACCACCAGGCTCAACTACGAACTGTGCAGTTCCAGAAGCCTTCTCGGTAGTCTTCAGAGCACCGTACATAGACGCTGGCAAGATGTAAGCAAGGTTGCCCA